TTGTCATGACAATTCCTCCAATTTATTATCGATTTTATCTACTTTTTCTGATAAATTTTTAATTTGCTCTGTCATTTGGATAAGCACTTGCATTTGCAAGTCGTGATTATCCAATCTAACTTTGATTTCTGTTAGCTCTTTATCTTGCTGCTTATCTTTCTCTTCAAGAATCGTTAAGCGTTTTTCTGTTGAGGTCATACGACCTTGAAAAAAAGCAAAGATTCCGAGAAACGAAACAACACAAGACAAGACAACACTAATCGTTTCTGGTTTCCACATATTAAGTCACGCTTTCTAAGCTTATTCAGCAACATCTTCTTTCGTCAGCTCTTCTAACAGCTCGTCATCTTCGACCATTAGAGCGACTTGCGCTTTGACTTTTGGTTTTAAGCATTTTGGCACTTTGGCGTATTGATAGTTTCCTGAAATAATATTAATTGCATAAAGTTTAATCATCATGTCTGTTCCTCTTTCTATTTCGTCTTTAATTTTGCGTAGTAGTTTCATCAGTCAGCACCCCTTTATCGTAAAGCTGAGTGACAACGTCTAATAAAGTAGCTTGTGCTATTTCAGAGTTCTCCTTGTGCTTTTCAAGGTCTGCTGTGATTTCAGCAAACTTCTCGTTTTCGTACTTATCACGGAAATTCTCTTGATACACTACTGCAAGAGCTAACTCTTCTAGCTCGCTGTTTGATAAGCTGATTTTGTCAGCTGGTAGCATGACGGGAAGAAACCCGCCTTCATTATTTGACAAGACGACTCGTGTTCCAGAGATTGTCCCGTCCAGTCCGATTTCCTGTGATTTTGAATTAAAAGATAGTTTCATGTATTGTCCCCTTTCTTAGGTCATCAACAGTATTTGACCTCTGTACGATTGACCTTTTTTCGAAGATAGAATATTAAAGTTTCCAGTCCCAGAGTTGACCTGTACGTGTCCAGTATCTGCGCCACTAGTCGACCATTCAGCAATCTCAAACATATATTCTTGAGGTGCAACCCACACACTAGCTGGAATAGTTGCAATTACGAACGTATTGCCATTGCCGGTGAAATTAAAACGAATCGCCAGCACATCACCACTTCGTTTATAGTACGAACCAGCATAACCTGCTGATTGCCAGCCTGTGTTAGTTTGATTCTTAAGTTCATCACGCATTGCATATTGTTTCCACGATTGCCACGAACCACTTTTCTTGACACGATAAGCTGAAACAACACCATTGAAATCAATGGCTTCCTGTAGTACCCACGACCCTGTATCGTGTTTGCTAACTTTAATCCACGTCCAAGTATGCGTACCAGAACCAGTTGGTCTATTGACTAAACCATCACCGCGATAAAATCCAGTTTCAACGATTGTATTCAAATCTGTACCAGATTTTAAGAAAGTCGCTTGCCCGTCGTTTAAGGTCATTTGATGGTGTTGAATGTCCTTATTCTTATACTTGAACACCCAATCACTATCAACAGCATTTGTATTTTCAGGATATTTTCCAAAACTGACTGCTGTTTCAGCCATACCCATCACCATTTTTTCTGGTGAAACGGGTGGTGCTTTTACTGTACCTGAACTCGTTAAAGCATCTTCAAGCACGCCATAGACTTCATAAGATTTGCCAATATCAAACGTTCCGCTAAGTGTTGCTTTTGAGTTAGTCAGCGTATTAGTGACCTTGTCGTTAACACCTGCACCAGTATCAGCTGTATAAGTAGTTGTGCCAAATGGCGCTGTTTTAAAGCTAAGTTTAAAGCTATTCTTTTGCACGTTGCCAATTTTAAGTGGCGCTATCTTAGCTGTTCGACTAACGACAATCTTATCTGATGATTGATTGGTGTCGCCACGAATTGCCGTGAATGTCAGCGTTGGCAAGAAATACTCTAATACCGTAATGTCAGTAGTAACAGCGTTGCTAGAGCGCCCACGACTATCAGTAACCCAAGCTTTGACCTGCGCCGAACCATTCCACTTCATCAAGCCTAAATTACCGTTGTTAGCGTTGGTAGATTGGTTCTTGTTAACAATTTCAGCGTGATAGCCTGTAATTGTAGAACCTTGCACGCCAGTAGCATCATTAAACGCCACTTTAATATCTGACACAATTTCAGCGAACGTGTTAGCTGTGTTTAACAGATTCTTAACTGCCGTGTTACTATCCGTTAGCGTAATACTTCCAATGCTTGGTGTCATGCTTGTTGGAACATTCAAGGTTAAAATACAATTGGTTTGACCGATTTTAGTAGAGCCACTATAAGTCTCTAGAACAATTTGACCCCAATCGCTTGTCCTATTTGGCATAGCTGTCGCAAGACTTAAAGGAGGTGTCCATGAGCACGACGTACCAACACCAGTCGCAATAGTTCCAGATAGTTTCCCAAACTCATACTTGAGATTGTGGGTATAGCTACTGTCTTTACGACTAATATCGAGTGTCATTGCGCTTCCGAGTGTACCAGTTACGTCGCTGATTGTACTAGCTCGCTTAATCTGTGGAAGTGGTATAGATAAACTAACAGTAGCCGAACCGTAACCGCCTACGTTAATATTAACTTTAAAGCTGATGGTAACCGTCTTATTTCCGTCATCATCATGACCAACAACATAGTTCTTACCAAAGATAAGCAAAGTTGAATTTGTGCCAATATTAACATTAGCATTAACAATTTCATCGCCACCATCGACATGAATTGTCATTGGTGCAGTGACACCAGTTACAGAAGCATAGCCATTGGTACGCAAGCGAGCTTGTAGATTAACTGTTGACCTATTATTGACTGTGTCTTGTCTGTTCCAACCAGACCAGACCTCTAACGTCATATTATGTCCGTATTGCCCACTAAATTGAGCTGTTGCCATAAGTCCTCCTTTCGCTATTTAACAAAGTATGTCGCATTGACATACTCATTTTTGGGATGAGCACGGGTAATGTAGTGTCCTAATTGCAAAGACATTGTAAATACACCGTTATCAATGTGGAGCATTCTTTGACTAATATAAGCCACCTCTGAGCCACCACTTTGGAACGAAATGCGGTCTGGTGTGACGACGACTTTAGTTGTACTGTCGTTCTTACCAATAATCATTCCGCCGTTTCCTTGCGTAATGTACGTGTCTATGAACTGCAATTTTTGAGAGTATTCCATAATTGGCTCAATGTCTTTGACACGTTCTTCAATAGCTTTCGTTATCTCAATAATCTTTTGACGACCGTCTAGGTCTTCTTTTTTTAGATTATTGATAAACGTTTCAAGCTCTGACACTTGCTCCAAAGTAGCTTTTGCCTTTAGCTCTACTTCCATCTGCAATCGCTTAGCTTCTAACGCATTCAGTTGCTCTTGCGTGAGTGCGCTGTCGGCTTTGCTGTCGATGTCAGCTTGGACGTCCTCTGGTGCCCATACATGACCAGTAGCAACATTTCCAAACTGCACCATGACACCAGTTACCCAAACGTTCCCGCTTTTAGCACCTTCGAGATTAAATCTAATAATAGTTTTAAGCTGGTCGTATGACTTGTTAGCTGCATAGTCATATGTGTACGTTATATACTTCCAGTCAGACGTGCCGGTGAAACCTTCTAAAGTTGTATAGTCTGTGCTTGTAGTTGCACCAGTCGAGCTGTTCTTGCGAACCATTGCGTGTTTAAAGCAGTTAAACACATTCCAGCCATTCGCACCTTGGACAACATTCTCGTATTTCACCCAAGCGCTTAAAGTAACTTTCTGATAAAGTCTAGAGCTGAAATCTGGTTCTATGTTAAAAGCTAGTTCTTTATTGTTTGGAATACGATAACACTTCTTCTGACCTGTGATGTGGTTGTCTGGCAATATTTCCTCTACGAAACCACCAGTAGCTTTCGACTGTATCCAGAGATTGCGCCCACTAACTTCAACAGTTCCAACCATATCAACCCACTTATACTTCGTTGGGTCTGTACTGTCAGCTTGCGTGTAGTCGGTGTAAGTACCTAAATAGCGCTTATTATCAGTATTTGACGTGCTGAAATCTTTCTTACCGTCTGCGCTATTGGCATACGCAATGTGTAAGTATGGTGTCTTACCGTCAGCTCCAGCTTTACCAGCAATACCTTGCGCACCTGTGTCTCCTTTGTCACCTTTCCACTTGCTCCACTTGTACTTCGTCGGGTCGTTGCTGTCTGTGGCGTTGAAATCTACGTACATACCGATATAAGCTTTGGTTTGGTCGGTCTGGCTAAATCCGCCACCCGTAGCATTGTCAGCGTAAGCAATATGCGTGTACTGCGTTTTACCGTCAGCGCCTTTGACCCCTTGGATTCCTTGGTCTCCTTTAGGACCTTGCAAACCTTGGATACCTTGCGGACCACGTTCGCCCTTGTCTCCCTTATCACCTTTGTCGCCCTTGTCTCCTTTTAAACGGCTCCAAGTGTAAGCAGAGTATGTCGTACTATCAGCAGAATTATAATCAGTTAGTGTTCCGACATAGAGAGCACCAGAGAAATAAGTAGTGCTAAAGTTGGTCTTTCCGTCTGCGCTATTTGCGTATGCAAAATGAATATAACTTGTCTTTCCGTCAGTCCCTTTTGGACCTTGAATACCTTGTGCGCCATCTTCACCTTGCCATTTAGACCATGTATAAGCACTTGCTTTGGTACTGTCAGCAGAATTATAGTCGGTATAGACACCAATGTAAGCATTGGGCGTGTCTGTGATTTGACTATCACTAGGATTTGCGACTGGGGCATATTTTATGTGAATATAGCTTGTCTTTCCGTCGGCACCCTTAGGACCTTGTGCGCCCGTTTCACCAGTAGCACCAGCGATTCCTTGCTCACCTTTTGGTCCTTGTGGTCCAATGTCACCTTTTTCACCTTTATCGCCTTTAGGACCGTCATTGACATTAGTCAGCGTGATTTCAGTCGTTGCTACTTCATTGTTGCCGACATAAGCGGATACGGTTAAAACAGCTGTACCGTCTATGTTTTCGGCTCTAGCAAGGTATTGCATGGCAACAGTAACGTTTCCGTCAAGAGCCCAGCGCCAAGTGACATCAGAAGCAAGCAACTTCTCGCCCTTGTAAAGATTGGCTTTAAATAGCGATTCTCCCTCGCTATTCTTAAACGTTGTCCCGTTATCACTTGAAATCTTGATAGTGTATGGGACTGCCGCTTCTGCCATCTCTTCCATTCGAGCTAACAAGTTAGCGTCTACCTTGTTTTCTAACTCTTTAAAATTAGTAAAGACTGTTCTATCTTCGTCAGGATTTGAAAAACTTCGGTGAACCTCTGAGGCACGCATTTCTAAAAGCAATGTTGGGAAGAATTGGTCATCTCGAACCTTAACGGTGTCACCCGGCTCTAAATCAGCGTCGCCTTTAACTTCATAAGTGACAGCTGGATAACAACCTGCTTTTAACGTTTTAAGAGCGGTAGCTTCAAGAACTGCTTCATCTGTTGTCTCTACAGAAATATCCTTACGAATCCAGTTATCACCGATTACTTTTCCATTTAGAACTGCGGGATAAAGCTTTTGCGATAAAGGCGCGTAAATATTACCGTTTTTAACATAGAACTCAACTTCACCGTCAGAATTCTTCCACTCTTTATATTTGCTAGAATCAATGACAGTCTTGACTGTTTCTTGGACGTCTTCCGTGTATGTTTCTTGGACGGGTACAGTTTTAGTAACAGCTTGACCACCTACAGTCTTACCAGCTACTAACTCTGGCGGATAACACAAAGTCTGAACACCAGCCATGTAAGCATTAAGATTATATGTATTCTCAACGATGTACATACGACCTGCATAGTTCTGCTCTAAAACTGTGATATTAGAGCCGTTAATCGATTTGATAATTGCTGTATGTCCGTAAATTCCAGTCCAAAACGGTGAACCATAATTAGCTTTAATATTTACGATTGCCCCAGCTTTAGCCTTTGAAACTGAGCCAGCTTCAACGCCCCAACCAAAAGCGCCCCAACGGTAATCTGTACCGATGTTAGAAGCGGCGATACCTGCACCAATTCGACCACTAATACCAGTAACACCTCCACCCAGCCCAGGACCACCTAGCAAACTAGAATATAAAGCAGACAGAGCATAACATTGCCCTGTCCCTACTCGTTGCCCTTTACGACTTTCGATATTTCGTAAAGCGTTCTCTGTATTCGTAGCACCGCCACTAGAAACCGTAACAGTCTTGTTAACAGTACGTGTCTTAGTGACTTTATGAGTGACTGTTCTGTCGCTACCAGTTGGGTGAATCATATTGAAAATAGTCGTTTTATCGATTGTACGTGTAATACTTTCGATATTATCGTCGTAAGCCAAAATGATGTCATCACGTCTTGCGCCGACGCCTTGGTGGGTGTCATCGTGCTCCTTAAAGACATTCAAACGAAACACTTTCAAAGAGCTGTCGTCATTCAGGTAAGTTTCAAAAGCAATCTCAGCGTCAAAGTTATTTGCTAACGAAATCAAGCGCTTAAGCTTAGTATCTTGCCCAGTCCATTCAAGAGTTCTTTTCTGGTCTGAGATTTCATTGATGCCAAGCTTTAACGCTGCAAAGTCTAACAAGTCAAGCTTCTTACAATATTCTTCAAAAGTGTAAGCTTTGTCAGCTCTGTAGGCATTGGCGTACTCGTTTAACAGTTCAAGATTCAAGTTCTCGCAAGAGCATGTGATAGAATTCTCATCTTCAACTGTCTTCATGATGTTAAACAGATAAGCGCGTCCGTTGTCATGAAATGACACAAAAGAGCGCTCGTTCAAAGTTTGATAGACACGTCTGTTGTGAGTGTCTAAATCAAGATTCTTTTTATCGACAGAAAAATCAAAAGTCGCGGAACCTGTTTCAAGGTAGCGCGACCATATATCATCGTAAAACTCTAGACCTTGCGTGTTCTCTTCGTTATCCAGAAAACCAACGCGTTCAAGGTTCTGGTCTAAAATACTTAACAGCATTAGCTCCACCTTTCCTCAAATTCAATTGATGCTGTCGGTGTTTTTTGACACCAACTAGACGTCGTTAACACGACTTGACTTTTACCTCTTGGGATTTTCAAAAAATCAGAGCCATCTATCATTTCTTTAGCACTCTGAATTCCGTTAACTGAGATAGTTTTATTCTCGCTATTGACTTCGACTGTGCTGCCCATTGTATAGCGATTTGGAATATCTTCCCACGTAGGTACTTTGTTAGCTTGAAAGAGAATGTCGCTAACATACATACGAGTAACTAAGGCATGACCAGAGAAGCCACCTAAAATAAGGTGAATATTTGCTGTTTTCTTGCCTTTAATTGCTGGAATAGTCTTAGGTTTACGACTTCCCCACCAATAAAATTCAACAACGTCATCTTTCCGTAAAATATCCGAAAATCCTCGCGGTTCGTTGAATGGGTTATCTTTATCGTATTGTGTATCTAAGAATTTAATGTTCTCTAAAATGCTATATCCACCTTTACCGTCAGCTCCGAGAAGGTTATACTCACAATTCAACCCTCTTGCGCGTTTAAAGGTTTCGACACCATATAAGAAAGTACCCTCTGCGTCAGTAGCGATTATCTTGATAAAGCCATATTGATTATCAAGCAATCCCGGACCACTCCAAAACAACTGACGCCACCAGATGTAGTCGTACAGTGTGGTGTTCGTAACAGGAAAAGTCAAACTTCCCGAACTGTTGACACCTTCTTGCGAGAAAGCTTGCAAATAGACATAATTGCGACCGTTGAAATTAGTAGTTCCTAGCGTTCCAGTGAGGTTTTCCGCAACATTTGAAATAGCTTGGTTCTTAGCTCCATTTTGGAAGCCTGTCAGAATCTTACTGTCTCGATAATCAAAATCCAGTACAGATTTTTCAACGGTTTTCCCGTCAACTTCCTCTTTGCTTCCTAAAGCCATAGCAGCCGTTGCGTTAACCATACCAAGGTAACCGTTATCGCTGTTGGATTTGACTTTAATAATAGGCAAAGCAATCTCATTCCCTTTGTTTTCCACGTCAAAGATGATTTGCCCGTCTTTAACTGTCGGATTCTCAAAACGCTTGTAAGCCACGCTGTGAGCCACGCCATCGAACGACTCAAACTCTAGTGTTAAATCTGCTTCTCTGACCGAACTTGACGGCTCAGGAAATTTACTAATACTTGCTAAGTAATAACGGTCTGGTTGGTCGCTAAAGACTAATTTAGCTGGGTAAGTTGCAAAGATGTCGTTTAAAATATCGATTTTATCTAAGACGTCGCCTTTGATAAAAATATCGACTTTGATTGTTTTCCCGCCTCGTCGCTGACGTTTAAAAGACAGGCCACGAGTTGCGACCTGTCTTGTTTCATTTGTGATGTCAGCGATTCCCGGACGATGTATTTTTAAGACAGTGAGATAAGGCTCAAGGTCTACACCGTTATAGGACATTGTTTTTAAAATTTTTTCCAAGCATTATCCCCCTTTCAAACGTAAATTACGAGCGTTGGAAGCTGCAATTTTTTCTTGATACTTGCGATATGTTTTGCCTACAAGAGTGTCGCCGTCGAGGTACACATCAAGCTCTTTATCCAGAATTTCTTCGAGCACTCCAAGTATTTGATAAAGCACTTCGACGCTTTCAGATTCTCCGCTCGTTGCGTCAACAATTCCTCGACCGATTCCAGCCAAGGTTTTATCATTTAGTGGCAAGACAGCTTCATCGCCAGCTTCACCACCAACCATCGCCTTATCGCCATTCATACCAAATAGCGTAGGGCTAGTCATGATACCACCTTTTTTATAGAATTCCACACCAAGCGTTGGAATCTTACCTTTTAAGAGGTCTCCAATTCCCCAACCTGCTGGCGAAATGCTAAAGTGTGGCATTGGAATGTGTGGCCATGAAATACTGAAATTAAAGAATCCCTTAATGGCGTCAATTGCATTTCTGACAGCGTCTCTAGCTCCGTTGATTGCATTGGAAATCGTATCTTTAACGCCATTCCAAATACTTGAAGCGGTGCTTTTGATAGTATTGAACGCATTCGAAACAGCGTCCTTAATTCCATTAAATACATTCGAAGCTGTTGACGAAATACTATTCCACAAACCAGATAAGAATGACGAAATACTATTCCAAACGCTTGAAGCTGTTGAGCTAATAGTATTCCAGAGCGTGCTAAAGAATGCACTTAAAGCGCTAAAGACCGTAGTAGCTAGCGTTACAATACCATTCCAAAGTGTTGAATAGAACGTAACAAGAATATTCCAGTACATTTGAGCTACTGTTACAATACCGCTCCACAAAGCGCTAAAGAACGAGCTTAAAGCATTGAAAATTGGCGTAGCTACTGCTAAAATACCGTTCCAAATTGTGGTTAAAGTCAGAACGAAACCTTGCCAAACGCTCGTTGCAAAAGCGACAATAGTATTCCATACCGCTGTTAACGCTGAACTGATAGCGTCCCAAACGCTTGTCGCAACTGATTTAATTCCTTCCCAAAGACTAGAAAAGAAATCAGCTATGTTTTGCCAGAATCCTTGTGTAAACGCCCAGAACACTTCCCAAGCGGTTCGTAAAGGCGTGTAGATTGCTAACCAAGCTGCTTGGAAAATGATTGCAATACTCACCCAAAGAACGTTGAAGAAGGTTACTAATCCATTCCAAACCGCTTGCGCCGCGCTAACAATTGAATCCCAAGCACTTGTTAAATCGTTTTTAACACCTTCCCAAGCGCTAGATACAGAATCTTTAATAGACGTCCAAAGATTACTGAAAAAGTCCACTAGGCCTTGCCAGATTTGACTTGCGCTTGATACGAGTGACTGCCATGTCTCACTTAGCCATTGCGTGAAATTCTTCCACATCTCTTTACCAGTTTCAGTTTGACTAAAGAACCAGATAAGCCCAGCAACTGCTGCACCAATCGCTACAATTAGGATTGTGAATGGATTAATAGCCATGACTGCGTTGAAAGCTGCCATTGCTCCAGTTCCTGCTACGGTAGCAGCTGCATGAGCACCTTCGGCAGCGGTTAAAGCACCAGTCTGAACAGCACGAGCAATCATTAAACCGTTTGAAACACCTAAAACAACGTTTCTAGCTGTTTCAATTCCTTTGATTACACCAGTAACAACCTTGTAAGCCGTCCAAGCGCCTGTAGCGCCGACAATAGCAGATTTAAACACATCTACAGACGTACCGCCCTGCTTGAACCAAGTGACGAAATCCTTAACACCGCCCGTTGCGTCTGCTAAGAAATCAGAGACACCTTTGATAGCGTCTTTTAAGCCGTCAACCTTTCCTTTGCTGTCGTCAGCGCCAGAAAAGCTACTGAAGAACTCGCCAACCATGCTTGCGACTTCCAAAATAATCTGCTTGATATTCTCGTAGGCTGTTTGAAGACCTGAAAATTCAGGCGGAACTTGCGAGAAGATTTTGTCTAAGAAAGCGATAAAATTATCCGACACTTCCGGCAAAATCGTATTAAACAGAATATTAAAAATCATTGGAAGGATGCTAAAAAGCGCCCCTAACAACTGTGTAGCACCATCAATCAAAGCTGGAAGTATTGTTTGAAGTAAACTTGGTAGATATGCTGAAAGTTGAAGAAGAACTTGTGTAAGCCCCTCGATTACTCGTGGTAACGCTTCTTGAATTCTTGGAATAATGTTGTCTAACACTCGTCCAAACGAATAAGTAACATTATTGACTAATTTTGCTATATTTTGGTCAGAATCAGCCATACCAGTAAGCAAATCAGTCCACGAAGCTTTCAACATCCCAATAGACCCAGAAATAGTCTTCTCAGCTTCTTTTGCTGTTGTTCCAGCAATACCCATTGATTCTTGCATAACGTGAATAGCTTCAACGACATCAGCAAACGAATCGATATTATAGTGGATACCGCTGATTTTCTCAGCTTCTTTCAGCAAACGCTGCATTTCTTCTTTAGTACCACCAAAACCTAGCTTCAAGTTATCCAACATGGTATAGTTCTGTTTGGCGAAACCTTGATATGCGTTTTGGATAAGGTCTATCGAAGTACCCATCTTGTTGGCGTTGTCTGACATGTCAACTACTGCTTTATGTCCGACTTCTGCGGCTTTTTGAGTGTCGCCGCCCAAAGATTGAACCAAAGACGCACTAAAGCTGGTAATGGTTTCCATGTAAGCGTTGGCTGACAAACCTGTTTCTTTGAAAGAGTTTCTAGAATGTTCCATTACAGCGTCTTGCGCTGATTGTAACTTATTGAATTCTTCCGAAGCGTCCTCGACACTTTTTCCAACGCTTTGAGCGTATTCTTCAAGACTTTTTCCACCAGTACCAAAAAGCGTTTCAACACCACCAACCAACTGTTCGTATTCAGCATAATTTTTAACTGCTGCCACCGATACAGCGCCAAACGCTGCTGCTCCTGCAGCAAGACCGACGCCGATAGCTTTCCCAGCTTTAACGGCTAAGTTACCAACACCACTAAAAGCCTTTCCGATTTTTCCGTGAGCTCCTTCGGCTTTACCGGTTGTCTCGTCGATAGCCTTATTAGCTTCTTGGTTTTTGATACCGATTTTTCCAAATAAGCTAAATAGTTCCATCTACATCTCCTTTCTTGTCATTGTTCAAAATAAACTCAGCCATTTCGATAGCTTTCTTATCTTTCTCGACTGACTGCTTCTTGCCTTGACATCCTTCAGAATGAAGATTATTGTTGATGAACTCGCCTAAACTTAATTCGGTATCTTTAGCCAACCAAATATCTCGCAACTCTTCTTTTTGAGCTTCATTAACTAAATACACTAAAAAATCCAACGTTTGCCCTAAGGTCATAGTTCCTAAGACAAGCATTGGATTGGCATATCGTTTAAATAATAAATCTTTTAATCTAAATTCTGTTAGCTTAACACTGACGCAATAGATTTGAAAAAATCTTTAAGTTCCTCTTTCTTGAAGAAAGCAGTCAATAGTTTTGTGTAGTCAATCATGCTAAGCGAATTGATTTCAGAAACTTCTTTACCAGTTAAATCAGCAAGAAAACTGTTGATGTCATCTTTTGCTTTGTTGATATTTTTCATAACAGCAAAGACAAGGCCGGCAACGACTTTTGTTCCTCGTTTTTCAAGGTCTTTTTCAGCGCTGTTAAAGGCGCCATCGACCAAAGCCATGATTTCTTCTTGACAGTCAAGTTTGCCAAGGATTCCAAGCATTGTAAAGATGTCATCACCTTTAAGCTCACGCATTTTTGTTGTTTCTTTTGGTAGTTCAGTTACTTTTTCAGTCATCAATCAAAATCCTCCGATATTTTATTAAACTTCAAGACTAATTTCAGGATAGTAAATACGCGCTGGAAGTGTTAGGTCTTCCACTTGGTCTTCGTCAGCGTGTGCTTCGAAAGTCATCGCTACTACAGCTTCGTCATTGTCTTTAAGCTCCATTTCAAGACCTGATGTGCAAAGAGCGTTATCTAAAACAACGATAATTGGGTCTTTAGTCCCTGAAATAGTACCAACAAGAGCGATATTTTTGAGGTAATCAGAATTATCAACTGTACCTTTGCTCGTGATAATCTTGTAGTTCGTTGGTGCTGTTTCCCCATCGCCAGATTTAACTTCGGCACCGAGAGCCAAAGCGATATTTTCAGCAGTTAACTCTTTGACGTTAGTTTCAAGTGTTGCGTTTTGAGATTCAAGCAATTTCAAACCAACAGCTTTAGTTTTAACACCGTCAACTTCAACTTCACGATAGCTTTTCTCGATAGTAACTTTGTTACCGTCTGATGTAGCACCGAGAAGTTCACCTTCCCATTTACTCGTTTCTTTATTCCATTCAAGGTTTTTAAAAACAGCGCCAGCGTCAACAATATAAGACTTTGGTGTGTTCTTTGTGTACCCAGTTTTACGTACAGCTTGTTTTGCCATTAATTTCTCCAATCTATAATCAAATAAAAACGCACGTCTCGACGTTGTAGCATGTCTGACCCTGTGTCAGTCATGTTGCCACCCTCAAAACGTGCTCTAATGTAACAACTATCAAGCATTTCAGAATAGTTCCGTAATACTTGTTTTAATTCAGCTGTTTTGGTCTCGATTCGTTCGTCATTGCTGCCTTGATTATCAAAGATAGTTACGTCCAGATAAGCGCCGTCGGCGTATTTGTCACGATTATCGCTATCGTAGCTAAAAACCAGATAAGGATAAGTGATTTGTTGACTTGTGTTCTTTCTAAAGTAACTTTCAGCGATGACGTTTTGACATTGTGCCAACACAGCGGCAATAACTTCGTTCATTGTGACCTCTTTAAGTTAAATTTCTAAGACAATCTTCCAAAATTTCTTGGATTTGTGACTTATTCTGACGAAAAGCCTTACGCAAGAACTTAGTGGGTCTTTGTCCGTAAGTGAAATATGTCTTACCGTCTGCGGCTGTATACACCCAGCCACCTTTACGACCGTTCCCTTTCTCGGCAAATTCACCAGTACCGAATTCAATCCAGACTGCATACTCGCAATTGGTTCCGACGTACCCGACCAATTCGTCACGGTCAACGCGATAGTCAATACTATCACGCAAGGCTCCAGTATCTACCGGCGCCAAACCAACAGCTACACCCTCAACAAGCATACAAGCTTGAATTAGGCCACGAATAGCCTGTAATTCAATTTCATGCTTAACTGCTGCTGAATTATCTTTAAATTCACTAGACATCAACCCACCGCCTTCAAAAAGATTTCTAAGTGGTCGTCTAATTCCATCGGATTATCAACGTAAGTCACTTCGTAATCTCTGTCTTTGAAACGAATACGGTCTGAAATGCTAATTTCTAGACTTGTATCAAATGTGATAATAACATGAGTGCTTTCCGCTGTGATTGCATTCTGACCATTGCTTTCTTCGCCGCTTAAAAAGTCAATCCAGCCATCAAAGATGCCAGATTCCTGAAAGTCGTGAATGGTTTGACCTAGACTGTTTCTTTTACTTGTCTTATCGTATTTTAAAATTGTAAAAACAGACATCAAGACCACCTCAATTTCTTATACTTCTTCAAGAAGCCTAAAAGCGTTGCTGGATAACCTTCTTGACTTTCTGACGCTGTGACATCGTAGTAAGTGACCGAGTGACGACTTATCGATTCCGATTTAACCCCAATTTTTCCAGTCATTTTAGAATCGTATTGAATTAATTTCTTAATTCCTGCTAAGACGTCCGCTGGGTAGCTTATTTTAGTCAGAATAGCCTTTGTCGATACTTCCGCGATAAATTCTCCGTCAATCTTCAACACGTCGTCAGCGACTTCTAAGACTGTATATAAGCCATCGTTAAAATGACTGTCATTTATTTCAATGGTATCTCCGACTTTGAAAATGTCTAGACGACCTTTAGAAACACGGATTTCATCATCAGAAAGCACTAAACCAGAGCACCTAAAGCGAATATTTTGGAAATTGTTATTGGTTGACACTCGGACCATCGTTTCAAGACCGTCACAATACTCTTGTGTGGCGCTTTTATCAATTTTTTGAGCGTCTTCAAGCGAAATAATCATACATACCCCCAAAAATAAAAGAGAGTAGCTGACTACTCCCCTTCTTGTTCTGCTAACAATTCAGCTAGCACTTCTGTACGTGCATTCTTCTTGTAGTCTACACCTAATTCATCAAGTTTTGACTTGATTTCATCACGGTTAAGCTCTTTTTCAGTTTTTTCAGCTACGTCTTGCGGTGTTTTGCCTGCTTCTTTAGCTGGAAGCTGAATAAGTTCCTTAATAAGAACTGAGCCTTTGGCGTTTTCGCCTTTCAAGAAAGATTGTACACGTTTTTCATCAGGTTCATATCCCTCACGGGGATAGATAGCCCCGATTGGGTAAAGAACACCTTCGTCTTGTGAATCGATAAACGAATCAACGACAAGATAAAGCTTTTTCATTTAATCACCTTCTTAGACTGTTTCAGTAGCGAGTTTGTGACGAATTGCCACGATACCGATATTTTTATCTTCGTAAACTTTAGACCAGTTATTAGCTGTTGCAAGCTCGGCGTTTGAAGGTGTTTCACCAGCTACTGTAGTGTCAGTGAATTTTACGCCGTAAGGGTGAAATACGAAAGCGCGACGTGTGAATACTTCATCAACACCAGCGGCAGCTTTACGATTTGTTTCAAAAGTAGTTAGTTTCGCTGGTGTTCCGTTGTTACGACCAAAAGCGCCCTCAGCTAGCAAGTAAGTTGTGTAAACATCATCAGCCGGTGCGTTGCTATCATCAACAATGACACGGTAATCAAGATAGGTTGGAATGTTGATTGTTGCGTCCGTTGGTTGGATATAAACAATCAAGTTATCTTGTTGCAATTTAGTATATACAGCTGAGTGCATAACCATAACTTTAAGCTTATCGGCAGAATCACCAAGTAATTGTTTAGCGTTCAAGACCTCTTTAGCTGTGATTGGTTTTGTTGCAATGTCTAGCAAGTGAGTAGATGCAAGTGCTCCATTTTCAATAAATAAACCTTTGAGAACTGAAAGCAAGACTTTCTGCTCTTGACGCAACCAATAGTCACCAATTCGGTCAAGAATAGCACGCATTGGGTCGTCACCAGAAACAACTGCTGCTAACTCGTTAACAGCCCAACCACGACCACGATACATAACAGCTGCCATGTCTTTTCCTGCTGTAATTTTACCAGTCGAAAGCTCTTTATCTTCTCCAAGAACTTCATCATCACCAGACAAATCATTCCAGAATGGCATATTGACAAGGACGTTTCCGGCTGTAATCATTTTAGAAACACGTTCGTCCGCTACTGCAATACCGGAGTTAACAATTAGTGATTTTTGAGCTGTGTATTGTTGAATGTAGGCGTTGTAGATTTCTGGAGTAATAGTATCCAGAATTTTAGTAATTTCGTTTGACATTTAAATTCTCCTTTATTTGTTTTGCTGTTGCAAGAACTGAGTCAAGTTCATTTCAGGATTTGCAAGAACTGACTCAAGACTTTGTGGTTGTGGCGGTTGTCCGTTACCTAATCCAGCACCACCTAATTTAGTGAAGCCTTCAGGCTCTTTAGTTGGGTCTGGTACTTGCTCAAAGAATGAAGGTAGGTTTGCTTGTAAGTCCTTGATTTTATTGTCAAGGTCTTTGACATTGCCTTCCTCATCTACTTCAAGCTCACCAAGTTTGAACATGAGATAATCAACATCAGTCCCTTTAGCAGCAGTCAAAGCGTCTTTGATTGTCTGTTTACGAGCGTTGTCTTTCGCTTCCTGTTCTAGCGTTGCAACTTTCTCTTTGTATGACTTCAATTCGCTTTGTAGCCCCTCATTGTCCTTGTTGTTTTTCTTCAAAGTGGCAAGTGTTGCATTGGCTTCGTTTAGCTGTGCTTCTGCCGCGGACAGTTTCTCTTGCGTAGCTTGCACGGCCTTGCCATGCTCTGCCATAATTTGATTGATAACGTCTTCGGACAATTCCAGAGACTGTAAGAATTCACGTTTCATTTCTTCTCCTTCTACGTCTGTTTAACGTGAGACGACCACGAGAATTTGAATAATGTTGACAATTTAACGCCTTGTCTCGGCGAAAGTCCCAAGTTGGATTCGAACCAACGATTGAGCTTTTGCAGAGCTCTGCCTTTCCTCTTGGCTGCTAGGACACAAACAAAAAAGCCGTATTTCTACGACTTTTTGAGTATAAAAAAGCACCATCGTTTAGATAGTGCTTAATAATCAAATGTTTTATCATTTTGTTGATATTCTTCTTTGAGGTGTGGTTAGCTTGTCAGCTTTTAAATAATCTGTATTATTCGAAACAGAGAACTGACGCCTATCAATAGCTTTCGCCCATTCGTGATAATTCTTGACTTGAACAATCTCTCTTGTCTCATTATCACGTCTTAAACGCGTGTTTTTATCGTTTTTTAAACGTGAAACAGTACGACAACGGCAATTACAATCCTCGCTAGCCACCCCAAACATGTGTGGTTGCTTAGCTTTTAACCCACCGACTTCAAAATCTTCATCAGGTTTGACACGCTGACCGTCCAATTTTGCGTGGTCGCTACGAGTGCGATTATCAAGTGTTGAAATCCATTCTTTCTCGAACTCGACCCCTAATTTCATCGCTTCAAGCTGTGATTTTTGCCTTGCTATTGCTTGAACTCGACCAGCTTCGGTACGTGTAATGTTCAAAGCTCGACGGTAAGAACTATAACCGAGTTCTGCTAGCCTAGCAGCAGTCTCTTTGTAGCTGCAACCCTGCAAGAATACTCGTGTAAGCTCTGATTTGATATTTGACTTCAAGCGTTCAGCCACACCGTCATTCAAGCGTTCAGAAAGCTTGTAGTTAGCTACGGGTGTTTCTATGATTGTCTTTAACTCTTCGCTTTTCAACATTGTAAAGTTGATAGCTGTATTCTTAGATTCATACTCATAAAAGAGCTCGTTATAAGCAATCTTCCCCGTACTCTCTAAATAGCTACTTATTTCCGTTTTAAGCCCTTGCTTTAATTCCTTGGTTGATTTATCAAGTTGTTCTAAAAGGCTCGTCATACGACTTAATTTTAGCTGTTCTGTGGACGATAATTCTTCATATCGTTGATAATCAACAAGCAAAGCTTTTTTTAGGTCTTTAATCGTATCGACATACAAACCATACAGCTGTTGGTCAGTCTTCTTGTCCGCCTTTGTCAACAGGTTCTCGATTTCCTGTTGGAATTGGTTCAATTCCGTCATCGTCCACCTCTGTTATTTGGTTAAAATCAGACTTGTAAGCTTGCTCACCAAGCGCTTTCTCGACTTCGTCCGGGTCAACTTCTAGGATTTCGGCTAACAACTCTAAAACTGTACGGTCATCTAAGCGAGGAGCGGCAGTCATGACGTTATTAATCAATACTTGCTTAGTGTCAGCCTCTGATTTGGCTACTGTGGCATTATCGGTCTCGTTTGCCATGACTGAGCGTGTTATAGTCACCTCAATATCTGACGAATCGAATGCTTTGACATTTAATTCATTGATATTTTGAACAATCAAGTCAAGCATTTGCTTGATAACCGCTCTCAATCGAACTTCAGTCTTGTTACATTTTAGGTCTAGCAAGCTGTAACGAGATTTAATCACAATGTTCGTGATATTGCCGTCGCCAATTTGCGAGCTATCAAAGCCCATACCAAACTTATAAATCCCCTCTTTATCGATTGACAACTTAGTTTTACGAGCTTCTACCGGAATATCAACCGTTTGAACATCAACACCGCCATCTTCATCAACACTAACAGTCTTTTTAGATTTCAGGTTAGTAACCAATGTGTCTAGATTGTCGCCTTCAAATCCTCGAACAATGTAAATCGGGTGGTCAAAGTCAATTAAATTGTTAGACAACGAACAAGCCATCAAATCATAGTCATCAATCAAGTCTTTAATAGGCTCTAAATCAGTCTTCTCACGCTTGTTATTGGCCAGCTTGATAAATGGCACTTGGCCATAGCCTTTGCCGTAGTAGGCGCCGTTTTCGTCTTTAGCGAGCTGATGAAAGGCTGGGTTCACCTCAACGGATTCATCTAGCTTCATTTCACCCTCGTTGACACAAACAAAGTAAAATACCTGTTCTTTCGTCCAAAACTGAGCACGAATGACATTCTTGACCTCACTCTTAACTGTGATTTGGTCATCATAGTAGTAAATCATTTGGTCAATAGCCAAGTTCTCGTCGTAAATTGGAATGGTTTTGAGTGCGTCAGCTGTTTTGAATCTGATTTTACCTTTTTCATCAACACTCCAAAATACGTACTCATAAGATTTCTGACTTGCACCCTCAACAAGCTCTTGTAGCATAAGTTGAAAGTCATCATCGATGTATTGTTCAAGATAGCTTTGCAACTCTAGCTGGTCTGTTGCGAATTCAACAGGATTAGAAAGCAAGTATTGGACTTTCTGGTCAACGAGTTCAGTAAAGAATCCATGTGAGATTTTGGTGTTAGCTCGGTATTCTTCCTCTTTTAATTGACCGTTGCTGTCAAAGAAAAACAAGCGTGTGTCTAAGATGTCATGACGTGAATCATAATACCGAACGCCGTCCCTCATTTTCCGCTTTAAAGCACTTGCTCTGTCGCTATTAATCAAGCTTTTGATTTCAGTAGCAAGCATTGAAATGTCGTTAGTTTGTAACATTATATGCTCCTTAATATAGCCAACCTTTTGATTCGACACATTGCAAAGCATAGCGCAAGGCGTCCATCAAGTGATTATTTTTATCTTCTGGTTTATTCAACCAATTACCTTCCTTATCTTGTTGGTAACAATAGCTGTAAAATTCGTCCATGATGTGAGTACAAGACGAATGTACAATAATTTGATAGCCTTGTAACTTCGAAATACCTGCCATGATTGAATCTTTACCTTTGCGACTAGCTTTAACACGTCTCAAACCATGTTCTTGTTTAAGCTCTTCAATCAAACGTGATTCTGCACAATCTGCAATGATAGTCGCTTTCTGATAACCTTTTGATACAATCAAATCAGCCACTTCACGAGTGAATAGACCGACTTGATAAGCTTCGTCAAAGATGTGTATTTCCTTCGTCTCATCATTAATCAAGCAAGCCACAAGCGCTGTAGGGTCGTGAGTAAAACCAAAGTCAAGGCCAAGCGCCAGTTTATTATTTTTGTCCTTAAGCAACTCGTCTTTGTCAAAATCTTCAACTCTGACATTCTCGAATACAAGTCCTTCAGCTACGCCCCACTCACCATCACAAACGATACGAGCACGCCTTGGGTTAGTGATGTACAGGTCTTCATAGCGCTGTCTATCGACCTCGTCTAACCACTCATTACACTTATAAGTAGTGGTCAAAGCTAACGTGTCAGCCCGCTGTGTATCCTTATCAAAAAAGACTCGTTTTAACCAGTGCCTTTCGTTCCACGGGTTAAATGTCACTGTTATCTGCTTAAAAAAGTCAGGAACATTCAAGCTACCACGAATAGATTCGACAACTGTACTAAATTTGTCTTCTGTTTCAATTTGATAAGCTTCCTCGAACCAAGCCCAGCATAGAATCCCGACGTCAACAGTAATAGACGTGATTTTCAACTCATCGTCAAGACCTCGAAACAGAATCTTTTGACCTGTCTTCTTTAAAGTGATTTCAGGCAAGCTTTCGTTGAATTTAAAAAGGTGTGTAACCTTTAATTGATTACACGCCCATTTAAAATCTGTATAAGTTGACTGCTTGTTAGTATTTGAGTACCTGCGGACTACCAACAAGTTAGCCCACGGGTATTTCAAAAGCCTTGTGATGAAATTCAGCGCTGTAGTCTTAGATTTCTTCGAACCACGAGAACCTTTGACTACTCTGTAGAAGTTCTTAGACCGCCAAAAAGCGCCATATCCGCCACCAACCATTTTGGGAAGGTCAACCATTACGTTAGTCTGCGATGTCGTCTTCATTAGCGAACACCACCGTTCCCTGTACTTCGACTTCCTGTTTATCAGTCCATAATCTATAGCGTTTACCGAGAAGCTCAGCGGCTTTGATTCGGTCTTTGGCGCTGACCTCAATATCGGTCAATTCTTGACCTAACTCACCAACACCAATGATAGTCTGCTCTGTTTCTTCGCCACGCATGACTGATGTCAAATATTCTAGAACTTCTTGTTGGTCAGCGACCTTTTGGGATTGTAATTCAGCTAGCCGCTCGCTTATATAAGTTTTTATTCCAACATTTTCCAACAATTTATGAGATTGTGCTTTGGCGTAATTCTCGCTGTAACCAGCTTTTGTTGCTGATTCCATAGCATTCCCAGAGATGATGTACTCATCTGCAAATCGTCTCTGTCTTTCATTTAGTTTTGTGATTTTCCATCACCTCCCAATTCAAAATAAAAAAGCCACACATTTGTGTGACTACATATTCCTTTGAACCTTTACACTCTTACATCAAAGGAGAACGACAAGAGAAGGATTTGAACCTCCAATCTCTGAGTTATCAGCCCAGCGTTTTGCACATGCGTTTCTTTTTTTGATACGTCTATCAACTGTCCACGCTTTATAACTACCTTGTCAATAGAAACAGCAGGATTCGAACCTGCACCTACAGATTAAAAGTCTGTCGCATTACCTCTTTTTGCTATGTTTCCACCAACCAACAGTGCTGCTAGCTTTCGCATTACGGCAAACTCCTGTAGATTGTGACGCAACTCTTTATCGTTAAAACACAGGTGACAATGTTGCGTCTTATGTTATTTTTTCTATAATATAATTTTAACACTCAAAATCGTTATTATTCTAGCGTTTTTCTTGCACCTTTCTCCCAATTCTAAAAACCAACAGCGAACCGTTTCGGTAATTTTCTGCAAATTCAAGAGTTCCACGTTCTAGCATGCGATAAAACTCACTTTCTGAATAACCTAGCTCCGTGTAAATAATATAATCAGACTTAATTTGCCACTTGAAATACTTCTCAATCAAAATTTGTCTAACATATGGGTCGATAATACGATTAATAGCTTTCGTAATTGCTTGCATTTCGTCCCAAGCCGCTACTCGTCTTGTTACTTGTGTTTCTGTTTGCTTACTATTACTAAAACCTGTTGCTTTTGGCTCTAATGAGTAAGTCGCTGTAATTTTAGGAGTGTATTCCTCACCAGCCATGCGCGAATAACGACGATAAAGAGATAAAACCTCATATGCATTTTGTTTAGTTAAAGACTTATCGATTTCTTTAAAGAGTCGCATGCACTCAATCTCCTTTCGCATCATATCACCTAGAGTGTCCAATGGCTTTCAGAAACTCTTCATAGCTATTCAAAACTTTATAGCAACAATCACGCACGTAAACTTCACAGCCCTTATGTTCCACCCAATTACATGTTTCTTCGTCAAAGATTTCAAATGTATCTTCTGCTATTGATATAATTTCATTTGCGTTTAATATCAGTTTGAATTCCTCAAGTTTATCTACATCATACCCTGTTATTTGACTTATCCATTTAACATCACTCATCTTCAAACCTCCTCTTTTTCTACCGACTCGACAAACAAAATATGTCGCGGATTAATCAAAACATCGTTACTTGATAAAAAAGCTTTTCCTGTAAATATACCTTGTGCAATATCATTTATCAAGATTTCTTTTTCTTCACTATTCGAGTGCGTTGTAATAGTAATGTCATTAGTTAAATGTATTGTTATTTTCCACATTGTTTACCTCCTCGATTGTCAACACAAATCTGTAAAAGCCTTTCTTGCCACTTAACCCGCCATACCTAAAAGACATTGAACGAATAACTTTATAATTATCATCTACCCAAATGCCAGCATCCGTCATGCCATCAATAATAGCTTTTATTGTTGGATAAAGGTTTGGCGGGTCTAATCTTGACCTTGTCGGACTGTACACCGTGATGCTTACTCTACACGGATTTTTTGAACTAAACTGCTTCGCTTGCTTATTTTTTTCAGCTGACACGCAATAATTTGCTAGCCCTCTAATTCGTTTAGTCATCTTCGCTTTTTCTTGCGGGTGCCACCTATCATTGCTGTTGATAACCATGTTTTGCTTTTTAAATTTGGTGTTTCTAGGCAACATGAACTCAAATTCCATATTACACCTCGTTTATCTCACCGATAACATCAATTTTGACTTGAGTTACACCTTTAAAATAATCAGCGTTATCTTCTTGATTTACAAAAATAGCCAAATTCTCCAATAGTTGCTTTAAGTCAGTTGCCATAAAATTAAAACTTTTAATAGAATGCTTACTAGCTGTTTTTACTTGAAATATTTTTCTTTTGGGATATTCAACAACTTCATTCATTCTGTTTTCTCTTTCCTCATCTACCAACTCAACTAACGCATTGCCACAAGTGTCACAAACCATAACACCAGGCTTTTCTTCCCACAGCTCTAAATCCGCCACATTTCTCCACTCATAACAATCTGTACAGAACGCTCTTTTAATTTTCATCTTTTCACCTCTACGATTTCAACTCTTATTATATCCTCGTCGCTAGTTAAGCCACTTCTGCTAGCTCTTTTTAAGGCTTCTTGAAAGTTGTTAGCTTCAACTATATAAGTCCAAGGCCAGTAGTCTTCTTCAAAAATAAGGGAAACTTTGTATTTTTTCATTCCTCTCCCTCTCTATAATCTAACCACGGCTCAATAAGACTGCGCTTCCCGCATTTTGAGCATTCAAGGTGATATTTAATACTAAAACTAAATATCGAATTCTCCTCTTTCTTTACATAATCGTGTCTGCAAAAGAATTGTTTCAAATTCTGCCTAAGCTGTTTCTTTTGTTCGTTGAACTTATAAACAATCATTTTAAGAGTATCGAACATTATTACACCTCATCACTATTCGTTTAGTTCAGCTAGTGTATTCCACACGCCATCTGCAAGACAACTAACTTCTTTAACCTCATTGATTTGCTTTGGTGTTTCTTTATATTCCCACCATTCACTACCGTCATATTCGTGACGTTCAAGCCACCAATCATCACCAACGATAACTAAATCTTCAGCTACTTTAGCAGTGCCAAAACCTGAATAATATTCAGACTTCTTTGCGACTTGCTCAAAATTTTCTTTTGTAATTGCAAAATCTGAACCTTGAATATATTTGACATCTTTAAATGTTTTTCCGTAAGTTGCTAATTCTCTTAATGTTTCTTCCCATAAATTAGTCATTTTCTACCACCTCTCTATACGTCTTTTCAAAAATTTCTTTCTTGCATACATAGCATTCGCCCGTCTGATTCTTAATTAAATAGTCACCATCTTCAAAAATCATAGTACCTTCCAATCCCCCACGGCTCTGGATTTTCGTAAATATTGCCGATTACTTCAATCTCGTCAATATCATCAATGAGATATTCATTATCATTAATGAGGTATTCATCTAATCCGTTCAAAACACGAAAAGCACCAGATTGATAAGCAACAAGACCAATTTCATCAACAACAAATTCAAAACCATCAGCGATTAAAAATCTAACAATATCCCCCTCAAAGACTTCTTTTCCATTCTCATCAACCAAACCTGTTGATTGCATAAGTTCAATTTCATCAAAGCTATACATAACATTCGCATGGCTTTTAACTTCTTTTTCAAGGAAGTCAATTGTTGCTACATTCACCATCTTACTTCCTTGTTTAAACCACGCTCTAAATTTTGGTATTGTCATTTCAAATCCCTTCTGCTGTAATTACTATTGTGCCTATAGCTACCTTATCTACTTCAAGCTCGCTATCGTTAATGAAAAAAGTACATCCGTTTTTATCAGCCTCTGCCAATACGTCCAACACACAGACATTTTCTAATCTTAATCCGACTTCGTTCCACTCATCGAATTCTTGCAACTTCTCAATTAGTTCTCTAACAATCATTTTAAAATCCCTCTCAACTAATAATAAGTTCGTATTGTAGACTTGTAATCACAAAAAATGCAATAGTCTTGTTCAATCCATCCATGCTTTTCATCTTTAAAACTATCATCCTTAAAATCAACTGGTTTTAACTTGTGGATTCCTAGCAAACATCTTAATTTCATTCTTTCACCTCTTTAACTTCATAAGCTTCATTTCCCCAAATATGATATTTAACTAAATCATCTTCAATAAAGTGATATGCTTTTACTTTATTAGCTACATCATCAGGGATTTTATAATGACAAATTTCTTTATAGTCTTTATCATAGGATAGATATTCATTTGATATTTTTAGTTTAGCTGTATATCGTTTTTCTTTCTCAACTTCATAGCCGTAAATTAAAGCATTTACAAGTCTGTTTTTAGTCTGTTCACTATCTTCATCATTATCATCTCTATATGAAAGTTTGTATTTTTCTTCATGAACGTAAAATTCAAAATCATGACCCCAACCCTGACGCGTAATAATATACAAACAGTTAAGAAAACTTTTTGCTTTCTTTAATCGCCCCAACCACTCAGCTTCCTCTTCGTTTAATACCGCTTTTTCTGGCTCGTCAAGTTGACGGACAATAGCTAATGTATCGTCTATAGCTTCGTCATAAGCACCACCCCAAATTGTATCGTCACAATTAGTTCTTTCGTTTTCAATTGCTTCAATCACTTCTTGTTTATTCATTCTGTCACCTCTTTTATTTCAAAAGCTGGGTTATTCCAAAATTTAAATCTCTCGAGCTCATCTTCAGTGAACCACGATTTGACATCGTCATCATTTAAAGGCAATGAGCTTATTCCAAACTTGTTAACAGCCTTAAAAATTCCAATGTAAAATTTGCCAAAATCTTCGTTTGAGAATTTAACTGTATACAGCTTTTCTTTTTCGACTTCGTAGCCGTAAAGAATAGCATTTACTAGACGACGTTTTACACTTTCAATGTCTTCTTTCCCTTTATATGGCTCGTATGATAGTTCAATTTGTTCCCCATGGCAGCTAAAACAAAAATCATTTCCCCAACCTTGGCGTGTTATGACGTACAATCGGTCTTCTCTGTGTCTGTAGTATGCTTTTAGTTTATCAAGCCATTCAGCTTCTAGCTTAGACACTACCACTTTTTCTGGCTCGTCAAGTTCTTCGACTAATTCCAACGCATCAGTTAAACCGGTCTCTTTACCTCTTTGAAAATCATTTAAAATAAAATCTGGGATTGCATTCTCAATTTCATCAATCACTTCTTGTTTATTCATCGTCTGTCATTCCTTTCTGATTAAAATAAGCTTTAATTGTATCAATAAGATAGTAAAGCAGACCACACGTCACAAATCTTACTCGTTTATTCTCATCGTAAATCACAAACATTGGAAATGTCAGCCAAGCTAAAATCACTAAATAAATACTAATCATTTTCATACCTTTCTATGTCTGAGTATAGAATTATACCTAAAACAGTTTTGAGTTTGCTCTAAGTAACATCTTCTTTTACTCTGTGACTTTAAAACGTGTTTTAGCACGTTCAGACATTGCTTGTCTTTGCTCGTCTGTTATTTTGCGTTTCGGTTTAGCGAATGGACTAATACCTGCATCGAGCATTTTTGCACGAATATAAATTCGATTGCCACGTTTATCAAATTCCTCATCTAAAATCTCGTAAAACTCAATACGCTTTTCAATTTTAGTGATATGCTTTCTGACGCTTGTTTCAAAATACCAAGCGTTATCTAATTCATCAAAACGGATAACCGTTTCACGTTCTTCTGGTAAATACATTTTTTGCCTCTCCTCGTTAATATCTTGTTAGTTTCTGCAACTTCAAATTCTTAGCCTTATAATTTATCAAGAAAATATTTCATGTTTCATTTTCTCAATAAAATAGCACGTTACAGACCTTAAAATCGATTACACGCATAGACTTTTTAAATAACATTCTCTGCGATATAACTCACGTCTAATTTTTTCTTCTTTAGATTTTGGCGCTGGCATTTTGAATATGTCTTCGCAAATTTCATTATCAACTACGAAGCTACTAACGATTGAACCGTCTTTTAACATTCTCGCTAGCTTCCAATCCTTAATCCCAAAGAATTCACACGCTTCTTTACGTGACCCCTCGAATACTTGCTTAGTTTCAAAATTGGTGTAACGTTGAATTCTTTTCTTCTGTTTGATTTTAATTTCACCGATTTTTTCTCTGGTGACACAACCTCGCTGAATACGAGAGTTTAGCGTTCTTTCTTTGATTTTCAAGTGTTTAGCGTATTCATCTCGTGTACCCTCGAATACTCCACCTGTTTTTAAATCGGTAAATCTATAAATACCCTTAGCAATATTTGTCATTTCATTACCTCTTTCATTCGTTTTTCTACTCTGTTATCTGGCAAGACAGCTCTATTCAAAAGCTTGTTTGCGTCGTTTGGCAGTACGTTTAACAGTTCTGCGATTTCAATATAACTTTTCAAATGCTTAGCTTTCGTCCAGTTGATAAACTCGTCTAGAACGTCTAGCTTGTTCTCTGAATCGTGTTCAGTAAACATGACTGTAAATTTAGCTCTATTGCGATTTCCTGCTCTGCTCATTCAATTTCCTCGATTTCAATTTCAATTCTTGGATTTGGACTATACAGCTTTCTAGCTCTTAAATCACACACAATGTTGTCATCAGACCAGACAATGCCTTTCTTATCAATCTTGTTATAGCCCGCGTTTGAAATACTATCAAAAACAGCTTTGACAAGATTATCAATGTCAGGTTTTTTGAAATGCCATATCATTTCTGAAACGTATTTTTTGAACCTTTTCCAAGTGCTGGTTTTAGCTCGTGGTGTCGGTTCTTTAGCAATGCTTTGTGGAGCTTTCATATAAAAGATGACATCTACTTTGATAGGTCCGTCGTAAAATGGTCCGTCGTAAACTTGCTCAATCAACGCTGAACATTGTTTGCGCCAAGTTCTCATTTTTGGGTCTTCGTACATCCCGAATTTCCCTTTTTTAGGTCTCATTTGTGGTTTTGGCTCAATAGGAATTACAAATCTCATTCCAAAACTCCTTTGAACTCAAACATATTTTTGCTCATTTTTATATCCTCAAAAATCAAAAGCGGACACATTAAATCTACTTTGACTTGTCTCATATCACACCTCTAAAACGGTAAGTCGTTTTCATCAATCATTGCTGGATTTCCATTGTGGCTAAAGTCTGGATTGGCTTGTGTCGTTTGACCTTGGAAAAAGCTTGTTTGTTGTCCTTGATTTTGCCCAAAATTGTTTTGATTTTGATAACCATTATTTGGATTTTGCGGTTGGTTCTGGAAATTTTGCGGTTGTGAATTTTGAAAATTCCCCTGATTTTGGAAATTGCCTTGTTGTGAACGTTGATTATTTCCAAAATTGCCATTGTTACCGTTGTTTTGATTTTGAGCTGGTGCATAGCCATTGATAGCATCAATACGAATTTGAGAGTATTTCTTCCCTTCGTATTCACTTTGACGGAAACGCCCTTTGATAGTCACCATATTTCCGACATTGTCATATAAGACATTTCCTAATTCTCCGTAAGCAATCACTCTGATATAGCCATGTTTATAGCTTCCATCTTCATTCTTACCGTTTGCAAAGCTCATGCTTGCTGTTGTATAGTCTTGCGTATGCTTATTGTACTCATTATTAAAATTGATATAACCTCTATTTGTTACTTCCATTTGCATCACCTTTTTTCTCTAAATTTAAATCTTTCACAAACAGCAATGCTAGCAGCATCCACCAAGCTGACTTAAAGTAGATGCTGATAAACACACATGCTGCGATTGCTCCTAAATTATAGAACGCCCATGCTAGCCAAATCATTGGACTTCTTCAACCTCCGTGATTTTCAATTCATGTACTCCAAAATTGCATAGTAACAACGAGTACAGCTCATTAAATTTGATAGCTGCTGCATATTGATTTTCAGCTTCAATCTCTGAACCAATATCTAAACGTGCGATTTTACCGCTAACGTAATACTTTTTCATATTTTTACTCCTTGATGTCCTCTAACTTAACAAATACACCGTTTACCATTTGACCTGTGCGCCCTTTAATTTCATTCCAAGCAAGTTCAAAACATTCAATCGTACTAGTGTTTTCGTTAGTTGCAACAGTATCTAAAACGTCAGCTAAACGTACAATAATGCGTTCGATTATCATTTTTTGAAATTTCGCTCCATTTCTACCACCATCAATTGTTAGTACACTCGCAATACGACCAATTTCCGCCGTACCTAACAACAGCAATTCGTCAGTAGAAGCACCAAATAATCCTATTTGTTCTGGTGCTTCTTTGTAAAGGTTTGCATCAACTAGTTTATTAATATCTTTTAAATCCATTTGTTGACCTAAAACAATTAATACAACTAACACATCACCAATACTATCTTTAAGCTGTTCTGGATTACTTTTAGCTTTTGCTTGGTTAAGTTCTCCCCATTCTTCGCTTAATTTCTGCATCTGTTTGATTGGTTTAGCTTTATCTAATCCTTTAGCAACAGACCAC